ATTACAAACTCTACGTAGTTAATAACCTCATTAAAGTCATCGAGTCAACCACAAATCCAAAAGAGAAGACAACCGCGTTAAGAGCGTTAGGCGAGATAGATGGAGTAGACGCATTTAAGAAGAAGACCGAGGTTACGCATAAGGTAGAGAGTATGGAAGAGGTTGAGAAAGAACTTCTTACTATGTTAAACGACTTCAAGCAAAAAGGACTCATGAAAGAGCCAGCACAGACGATAGATGCGGAATTGATTGAGGAAATAAGGGAAGAAGATAATGAGCAAATCTATGTGGGAAGAGTACGCAGATTCTAAACCAAATTCAGATCAATTTAGTAAAGTGCATTTTAGTAGTAAGACAGATTTATGGGCAACCCCCCAAGATTTTTTTAATAAATATAATGAAATATATAATTTTAGTTTAGATGTATGTGCAACAAAAGACAATGCAAAATGTTCAACATATTTTACTAAAGAGCAGGATGGATTATCTAAAGAATGGAAAGGCGTTTGTTGGATGAATCCACCATATGGGCGAGATATAAAACATTGGGTAAAAAAAGCATATGAATCTAGCCTTAATAATGCAGTTGTAGTATGTTTATTACCCGCTAGAACTGATACATCATGGTGGCACGATTACTGTATGAAGGGCACAATAGAATTTATTAGAGGAAGATTAAAATTTGGAAATTCTAAAAATAGTGCACCTTTTCCTTCGGCAGTAGTAATATTTAAATGATTGAACCTAAAGAAGAAAGGTTAACCCCAGAGAAAGCAGCGGAGTTAATGCAGATCATTCCACATCTGGATGATGACAAGAAAAGAATAGCACTAGCGAAGTTAAGAGTGTTTAAGAAGAATTGGGTACAAGAGCATGGCACGGCTGACCTTGCTGTTAATTTTGGTCGTCGGGTTAGAAATTTGGTGGGTAGTGATGCTTACAAAGATATCTTCCCACAGGTAGAACTACAGGCAGATAGTAAATCAGCATCACGATGGGGGACAAATTATAATGGAGAGTATTTCGCTATTGGTGTTGGTGGTGCCCTCGCTGGTCGCGGGGCTGATCTGTTTATCATTGATGACCCACACTCTGAGCAAGATGCCAAACTTGGACGACCTGACGTTTTTAAGCCTGCTTGGGAGTGGTTTCAGTCTGGCCCTTTACAGCGTCTTATGCCTGGTGGTGCGATAATTGTCGTAATGACAAGGTGGTCTAAGCTTGACTTGACTGGCGAGATTGTGAACCAGATGGTTAAGAATGACGAAGTAGATGACTGGGAGGTCGTAGAATTTCCAGCGATATTGACGGATAAGAACGGAGATGAACGAAGTTTATGGCCTGAGTTCTGGCCACTAGAAGAATTAAAAGCTAAGAAGGCAGCACTTGATATTAGGTATTGGAACTCACAATACTTACAAAACCCGGTATCAGAAGAAGGTGCGCTGATTAAAAGAGAGTGGTGGAAGATATGGGAAGGGGAAGATCCACCTAGTTGTGAATTTACAATCATGACACTAGACGCGGCTCAAGAAGCTAATAACCGTGCGGACTATAACGCATTGACTACATGGGGCGTCTTTTTTAACGAAGAAACCAATAACTATAATATAATACTATTAAATGCAATTAAGAAACGATTAGAGTTCCCCGAGTTAAAAGAGCTTTGTATACAAGAATATAAAGATTGGGAGCCTGACGCATTCATAGTAGAAAAGAAATCTAACGGTGCTGCACTCTATCAAGAGGTTAGACGCATGGGCATTCCTGTTGGCGAATTTACACCAGGTAAAGGGCAAGATAAAATCAGTCGTGTAAATGCAGTGTCAGATTTGTTTAGAAGTGGTATAGTGTGGGCTCCGGATCATAGATGGGCGCATGAAGTAATTGAAGAGTGTAATGACTTTCCAAGTGGAGCAAATGACGACTTAGTTGACGCGACAACACTTGCACTGATGAGATTTAGACAAGGTGGCTTTATTAGGTTACCCAGTGATGAAGAAGATGACATGGTGTATGGCATTCCAGGTCGAGGCAAAAAATTATACGCAATATAGGAAAATAGAATATGGCAGACAATATAGATAAAAGTTTATCACAAGCACCCCAAGGAATAGAAGCAATGGCTATGGGTCAACCTGACTTAAGCATTGAGATTGAAAATCCTGAAAGTGTAACACTTGATGATGGTAGTATGGAGATTACAATCGAACCAGGCAAAGAAGTGGGTGACAATGACTTTAATGCTAACTTAGCAGAAGAACTTGATGAAGGTACGTTAACAGAATTATCAGGTGATCTACTTGGCGAAATTACATCTGACCTAGATTCAAGAAAAGATTGGTTAACAACTTATGTAGATGGCTTAGAGTTACTAGGTCTTAAAGTTGAAGACCGTACAGAACCGTGGCCTGGGGCATGCAATGTGTACCACCCCTTGATGACAGAAGCGCTGGTTAAGTTCCAAGCTGAAACTATGATGGAGACATTCCCAGCATCAGGCCCAGTTAAAACACAAATCATTGGTAAGCAAACTAAAGAAAAAGAAGACGCAGCTGAACGTGTTCAAGAGGACATGAATTATCAGTTAACCGACGTCATGGCTGAGTATAGACCTGAACACGAAAGAATGTTGTGGGGACTAGGTTTAGCAGGTAACGCATTTAAAAAGATTTATTACGATCCATCTATAGAACGCCAAGTTGCAATGTATGTAACTGCAGAGGACATGATTGTTCCTTATGGCGCATCTAATTTAGAAACAGCTGAACGTGTAACCCACGTCATGCGTAAAACTAAAAATGAAATTAAAAAACTTCAAGCAGCAGGATTCTATCGCGACGTTGATCTAGGTGAACCATTCTTAGACATTGATGAAGCTGAGAAAAAGATTGCAGAAAAACTTGGTTTTAATGCAACTGAAGATGATAGATATAAACTTTACGAAATTCACACGCTACTTGATATTCCAGAGTTAAAAGATAGTGATGACGGAATTGCTGTACCATACGTAGTTACAATAGAAAAAGGTACAGGTACTGTATTATCAATTAGACGTAACTGGAACCCAGATGATGAACTCAAACTAAAACGTCAACACTTTGTTCACTACGGTTACATACCAGGCTTTGGTTTCTATTGCTTCGGTTTAATCCATTTGATAGGTGCTTTCGCCAAATCAGGTACTATGATCTTACGTCAACTTGTTGACGCGGGTACCCTATCAAACTTACCAGGTGGTATGAAGTCACGAGGACTTCGTATTAAAGGCGATGATACACCAATCGCACCAGGTGAATGGCGTGACGTAGATGTACCAAGTGGTGCTATCCGTGACAACATTTTACCTCTTCCATACAAAGAACCTTCACAAGTATTAAATTCGTTGATGAATCAAATCATCGAAGAAGGTCGTGCATTTGCTAATGCTGAAGGACTTAAAGTTTCTGACATGTCATCTAACGCACCTGTCGGTACTACACTAGCTATATTAGAAAGAACATTGAAAGTAACATCAGCTATTCAAGCTCGTATTTACTACGCAATGAAGCAAGAGTTTAAACTTCTTAAAGGTATTATTAGAGACTACACACCATCAGAATATAACTATGATCCAGAAGTGGGTGATAGACGTGCTAAACAAGCTGACTATGATAACGTAGATGTGATCCCTGTAAGTGATCCAAATGCTGCAACGATGTCACAGAAAGTTGTTCAGTATCAAGCTGTTATGCAGATGGCTCAAGCTAATCCACAGATCTATGATTTACCAGAACTTAATCGTCAGATGTTAGAAGTATTAGGTATTAAGAATATTGGTAAACTTATTCCAAGTACAGAAGATCAAAAACCAAAAGATCCCGTATCTGAAAACATGGCTATTATTAATGGTAAACCTGTTAAAGCATTTATCTATCAAGATCACCAAGCTCATATTGCAGTTCATATGGCGGCAATGCAAGATCCTAAAATGATGCAAATGATTAGTCAAAATCCAATGGCTTCTCAAATTCAAGCTGCAGCAATGGCTCACATAAATGAACATATTGCTTTTGAATACAGAAAACAAATTGAAGAACAATTAGGTGTACCATTACCTAATCCAGATGAAAATTTACCTGAAGATGTAGAAGTTCAATTATCTAGATTAACTGCTGACGCAGCTAATAAACTTCTACAAAAAGATCAAGCAGAAGCTCAGCAACAACAAGCTCAACAACAGCAACAAGATCCGTTGATCCAAATGCAACAACAAGAGTTAGCATTAAAAGCCCAAGATTTACAAATTAAAGCTCAAAAAACTATGGCCGATATTGAGATTGATAAAGGCAAATTAGAATTAGAAAAGGCTAAAATGGAAGCAGAGGCAAAATTATCTGGTATGGAGTTTGCTGCAAAAGCAACACTTGATAAAAATAAATTAGAAACTCAAAAAGCAATTGATAGTGTAAAAATAGGTTTAGATGCAACTGTTAAAAAACATGAAATTGAAAATCAAAGGAACCAACAAAAACCTGAGGAGTAAACTATGGACCAAACGCTAGAGCTATTATTGTCTCGAATAGATGATCAGCGCAAAACAGTTTTAAATAATTTAGGAGACGGAGCAGCAAAAGATTTTGCTTCGTATCAAAATATGGCAGGATATATTCGAGGTCTATCCGTCGCTGAAAGTTTAATAAAAGACCTTGCACAAAGAATGGAGACATTTGAAGATGAGTGACATACTCACAATGAATAAAAGCATAGTTGATGCAAGTGGTCGACCAGTTTATATTCCAAGCGTAGATGAAGTAAAAGTAGAAGATATACCGATTGAAGAACGTGGTTTACAGTTACCTGAGCCTAAAGGATACAAGATACTTTGTGCAATTCCTGATGCTTCAGAAACATATAAAGGTGGTATTGTAAAAGCAGATTCAACTAGAACTATAGAAGAACATTCAACTGTAGTTTTATTTGTAGTAAAAGTAGGCGACTTAGCTTATAAAGATGAAGTCAGATTTCCTACAGGTCCATGGTGTAAAGAGGGTGATTTTGTTTTGACACGTGCATATGCAGGTACAAGATTCAAGATCCACGGAAGAGAATTCCGCATTATTAACGACGATACAGTCGAGGGGGTTGTTGAAGATCCTCGTGGCTATACTCGCGCATAAGGAGAACTAAATGGCTGAAGTTAAAGATGGCGATATTATTTTTGAATATCCCGATGATGACGAAATAACAGGTAGTAAAATATCTGATGAAAAAGAAGTTGATTTAGAACCAAAACAAGCTGAACCTAAAAAAGAAGCAAAAGTACAAGATGAACTTGATCTTGAAATAGAGGATGACACTCCTCCTGAAGATAGAAATCGTGATCCATTACCCAAAGAAGTAATAGAAGAGGTAGAGAATGATGATTTAACTAGCTATTCAGACAAAGTAAAAACACGATTGTCACAGCTTAGAAAAATGCACCATGATGAAAGACGTGCTAAAGAAGCCGCTGATCGTGAAAGACAAGAGGCAATTAGGTTTGCACAACAACTTGCGGAAGAGAACAAAAAGCTTAAAACAACTTTAAGTTCTGGCGAAGCAACCTATATTCAAACTCTTAAAGAATCATTAGAAAAAGAGCTCTCTATAGCTAAAAGAGACTATGGAGAAGCATACGATTCAGGTGATAGAGATAAAATTATTGAAGCACAAAGTAAAATGAATGATACCCAACTTAGGTTGGCTCAAGCAAATAATTATGTGACTCAGTTTAAAACTCCTTTACAAGAGCCTGAAAAAGATACGAATATTATCGTCGTATTGATAGTACGATGCAAAAACGATTCCCAGAATACTTTGGGGATGCAACGCTAGACGAGGAAACACCCGCCCAGCGCACAAAACCTTCGAATGTAGTTGCTCCGGCAACGCGTAGTACCGCGCCTAAAAAAGTACGATTGACGAAGACACAAGTAGCGTTAGCTAAGAAATTTGGACTAACACCGGAACAATATGCAAGAGAAACTTTAAAATTGGAGAACGCAAATGGATAATAAAAGATTAGATCGTGAACAAGATACAAGGGATGATTTTCAAAGACCTGATAGCTGGAAACCTGCATCATTACTACCTGAGTTTAAAAAGGTACCTGGTTGGGCTTATCGTTGGATTCGTACTAGTGTTATGAACGAGGCTGATAATCTAAATGTATCCTCCAAAATGCGTGAAGGATGGGAACCCGTTAAATTAGCGGACCACCCTGAAATGAAGTTAATGATCGACCAAAATTCCCGTTTTAAAGACGGAGTTGAAATTGGTGGATTATTACTTTGCAAGATCCCAGAAGAGTTCGTTGCACAACGTAAGGCTTATTATGCTAAACAATCACAGCAACAAGCCGATGCAGTTGACAACAGCTTTATGAAACAAAACGATCCACGTATGCCTCTTTTCTCAGAGAAGAAGTCTACAACATCGTTTGGTAAA